GGTTCCGAGCCACGATCATTTTGTGAGAGTTTCTTGAAAAACCATATTGTAAAAAACTGATATAAAAAGATTTATGAATAAAGACCAAAAATACCCAATGCTAGTTCAGAAAAAAATCTCTGAACTTTTACCAGCCTCATACAATCCCAGAAAAATTTCCTCAGATGCCCTGGGCAGATTAACCAAATCTCTGCATGAGTTAGGGAATCTCCAGCCCATTACCTGGAATGCAAAAACAGGCAGGGTTGTTGGAGGGCATCAAAGGCTTAAATGTTATATGGCCATGGGAGTTGATGTTGTGGATGTCTGGGCAGTGTGGCTGGATGAACAAAAAGAAAAGACAGCAAACATTGCCTTAAATAAATTGAGTGGAGAGTTTGACCTGCCACAACTCAAAGACCTAATTGAAGAGTTAGACACTGGAGAAGTTGATTTAGACATTACAGGGTTTGGTGCAGATGAATTGGCAGAACTAATGGAACAAACAGCCCCAGAAGATGAGGCCAAAAAAGAAGATGGTGAGAAATGCCAAGCCTGTGGCAAGCCTTTGTGATGAATGAAGATTACCCTTCAGCAGTTAAAATAGTTTATGATAAGTCAAAAAGAGCTTTGCCAGAAATGGGGATACAGCCCAGGGCAGGTTTCAAGGATGGTCAAAAGGGGAATGCCCCTGGAATCAGAAGCTTCAGCCATGAGATGGAGGCTGGAGAATATGAAGATGCCCAAGAAGCACGCCATCCCAATGGAGCCAGCCAAAGAGAACCAGGAAGAACCAGAACCAGCAGGTTTTTCTGATGAGGATATATCAGCAACAACAAGCCTGGGCAGAGTTCTTAGGGCAGAAAGAATTGAACTATCAGCGGCCAGGAAGGTTGGGAAAGCCCTTAAAACAGACAACATCTTCCACATCAAAGCCGCAATCCATGCTCACAATGAAGCAAGAAAAGGATATGAAGATGCCAGGAGATGCCATGAAGAAGAAAAAACTAGGCTTCGACAAACACTTTCGGCAGACGAAGTTCAAGAAACTCTTTCTAAGTTCCTCTCTCAAATCCGTTCACTACTGGATGCTATGCCATCTTCAGTCGCAACCAGGGCAAACCCAAGCGACCCAGAATGTTCTAAAAAAGCAATCCAAGATGCAGTAGATCAATTGATGCTTACAATCCAAAAAACAGAAGATGAGGCATTCAAATGATTGATACAATTCTATGGGGAGCAAAAGTCGGAATTGGCCTTATGGCTGGAATCATATTGGTTAAACTAATATGCGTATTTCTGTTTTGGGTATTTGTTTGGTTGGCCTCATACTTTGATAAATGAACGAGTGCTTTATTGTTCTGCTGGTGGCAATCGCAATTCTTGGCATTGTGCTTCCATTCTTTGACCAATGAAACGCACACCACTTAAACGCAAGACCCCAATGAAAAGGGGTGGAAGGCTTAATCCTGTTTCAAAGAAAAGAGCCAAGCAGAACAAGGTCTATTCTATTGCAAGGGTTGAATACCTGGAGCAGAACCCACTATGTGAAAGGTGTGCAAAGAAAGCAGATCAAATCCACCACAAAAGGGGCAGGTTTGGAGAGAGGCTGAATGAGAAAGAATTTTTTATGGCAGTGTGCATGACTTGCCACAACTGGATTCATGGCAACCCAATTGAGGCATATTCAAAAGGGTATCTTCTGACTAGATGAATGAAGCTTGTACCCTTCATGAAAAGCTTCTTGATTCCCAAGAAGCAATTATCAATTTCAGAATGGTGTGAGCAGAGTCTGGTTCTTTCGCCAAGAATCACAAACATTCCAGGCCCGTACAGCACAAATCTTACGCCCTATGTGAGGGAGCCCCTGGAGGCTTTTGGGAATGATTCTGTTAGGAGAATTACCCTGGTGTGGGGAGCCCAGACATCCAAGACAACCACAATTCTTGCAGGTCTTTCCTACAGGCTGGCAGTTGAACCATGCCCAGCACTTTGGGTGATGCCATCTGAAGCACTGGCAAGATCATTCTCAGAAACAAGGTGGTTGCCAATGGTGGACGATTGCCCAATCCTGGCAAAGGAAAAGCCAGAGAACACAGATAAAATAAAGATACTCGAACAGCACTTTAGAAAGATGAGCCTCTGGTTTGTTGGCTCAAACAGCCCAGCCAATCTTTCCTCCAGGTCGGTTTCACTTTTGATGCTCGATGAGGTTGATAAGTTTAGTGACGGCACAAACTCAAAAGAGGCTGGAGCATTGCAGTTGGCAGAAGCCAGAGTTGCAACATATCCAAACCATCTGGTTGTTTCCACCAGCACACCAACCACAGCAGATTCAATCATCTGGGCAGAGTGGCAGAAGGGAGACATGAGATTCTTCTTTGTTCCATGCCCCCATTGTGGCCACAAACAAAAGCTTATTTGGGAAAGGGTGAAGTGGGATGAAAAGGCAAAGCTTGAAGATGGGGTGTACGACTTTGGTATAGTAAAAAATTCAGCCTACTATGAATGTGAAAACTGCCAGAAGCCAATTAGAGATGGACACAAAACAATGATGTTGAGGCAGGGTGAGTGGAGGCCAACCAACCCCAAGGGTGAACCAGGCAGAAGGTCGTATCATTTGAATGGCCTATACCCGCCCTGGGTAACCTTTGGAAGCCTGGCAGTTAAATTCTTACAGGACAAGCACAGCGGAATCATAGGGCTACAGGACTTTGTGAACAGGGTTCTTGCAGAACCGTGGATGGAGCATGACCAAGAGAGGGTGGAGATTGTGCCAGGCAAATATAAACTTGGTGAAGTGAACATGGGTGAGAAGCTTGTCATGGCCTGTGATATTCAAGAGGCCGGCGGCTTCCATGCCTGGTGTGTTGTGAGGGCTTGGGACATGGACGGCAAAAGCAGGTTGGTGTGGGCTGGAAGGCTTGAAACCTGGGGAGACATCAAAGCCAAAGCAGATGAGTTCAATGTTGAGCCTAAAGCAACCTTCATTGATTCTGGTGACCAAACCCGTGATGTTTATTTGCATTGTTGCCAATGGGGTTTTATTGCCCTGGTTGGTTCAGATAAATCAAGCTTCTCAGAGATTGTGGGAGAGCAGAGGGTTCAAAGACCATTTGCCAGGATTGCAAATGGAGACCCATTCAGTGGTAAGAATGTTGGCTCTAGGGAGGGCTGGAAGTGGAAGCTTTGCCCAGTTTGGAGATGGTCAAACCCAGCCATCAAAGACATCCTATCCAATCTTTTGAAAACTGATGGATTTATTGCAGAGGACACACCAGAGGTTTGGAAAGTTCACATTTCATCTGAAACAAAGGTAGAGGTTAGGAATCCCATGACAGGCAGAACCAGAAGAGTGTGGAAGCAGATAGGAAAGCACAACCACTTACTTGATTGTGAGTGCATGGCCATTGTGGGTGCGGCCTTGCATAAGAGGCTGAAGATCATGCCCGCAGGCTTGACAGAGGAGATTGAGAATAATGGCGAAGGGTGATTTCATTGGCTTACCCATCGCCACCTTAAATTCCCTGCGTGACAAGTATGTTTCATGTCTAGAGGCAATTGCGGTGGCTGGTGCAAGTTATTCAATTGCTGGAAGATCATTCAGCAGGGCGAACCTGTCTGAGGTTAGAGAGATTATTGCTGAATTGACTCTTGCTATTCAGTCTGCATCTGGCACAAGAATTAGAACCACCTATGCAAAATTCGGCCCATGAAGCTTAAACAAACATTCCTGGATAAGCTTGTTTCATTTGTAAATCCCCAGGCTGGGGTTCAAAGGCTGATGGCAAAAAAAGCCCTTACCAAGTTTGAATATGATGCAGTAAAATACACCAGGGAGAGGCGGGGGCCTAGCAATCTATCTGGTGCAGAGGACTTTAGATCAAATTATGATCGTGTAGAGTTAATGAAGAGGGCAAGAGACTTGGCAGAAAATAATGGCTTGGTTCGCTCCATCTTAATGAAGTTTGCAAGTCATGTTGCATCGAACTTAACCTACCAAGCCAGGACAGACAACCCCAAGGCTAACACTGAGATTGAGGCATATTGGAATGAATGGTTTAATAATTGCGACCTATCAACCAGGCACACAGGCTCAACCCTTATGCAGGTTGCAACCATGTCCATGCTCCGTGATGGAGATTTCCTTTTTGTATTGGTCAGAGATAAGAATGGAGACTTAAAACTCCAGGGTATTGAATCTGATAGACTCGGTGACCCATACAAAACTTATACAAGCCTGGAGCTTATTGGTGGCATTCACATTGATAGGGACACTGGGGCTCCAACTGCTTATGATATTTATAATCGTAGCATTGGGGATTTCTATTCCTACCAAGTAACCATTTCAGCCAGCCAAGCATTCCATTATTTTGACCCACTTAGAATTGATCAATACAGGGGAGTGTCTGCATTCCACACCGCAATCAATGATGCCACTGATATTTATGACATTGTGAATTTTGAGAAGCTGGCCGCAAAGGTTGCCAGTTCCCAGAGTGCAGTTGTAAAAAGATCAAACAACAACGCCTCTGACCTTAGCGCCTTAACCACAGAGGAAAACTTTGATAACCAACAAATCAAGTTGGAATCAATGGAATCTGGCAAGGTTAGTTATCTTGAGCCAGGAGAGGACATTATTTTTCCAGACGGCCCCAGCAGACCCAGTGGAGCCTTTGCAGAGTTTCATAAAATCTTATTAAGAAATATCTGCATGGGACTTGGAATCCCCTATTCCTTTGCTGTCGATCCATCTGCCATGTCCGGCCCCACAGCTAGGCTTGAAATGCAACAGGCTGGAAGAACTTTCAACAGATACCAGAAACTACTTAATGATAAGGTTCTGAATCCAATCAAGAACATTGTTATTGCTGATGGTGTAGCCAGGGGAATGATCAGTGGCAATGGAGCTAAAACAACCAAGGGCATCTTCAATTTTGGAGCCAATGTTTCCATCGACCTAGGACGGGAATCTATGGCGAACATTGCAGAGTTTAAGGCCGGACTGACCACGGCAAGCTCAATCTATGCAGAAAAAGGATTGGATGTTGAAGCCGCCTTTAGGGCAAGAGCTATTGAGACTAAGATGATTCAAGACTTGGCCAAGGAATATGGAGTTCCAGCCCAAGCAGTTTCTGAAATTCTTTTGCCCACAGGCCAGCCAGCACAGGCAGTTCAACCAGGACAAACAACCCAAGATGGCAAACAGGTGGAAGGCCAAGAAGATGTTATTGGGCAAAGCCTCAATGGAGCCCAGGTTGCTTCTCTTATCAATGTTATCAATGCAGTGGCGGCTGGTGCATTGTCCAAGGAGGGTGCAGTTTCAGTTATCACGGCCGCCTTCCCAACCATTTCAAGGGAACAGGCAATTGGCATTGTTGCTGGTGTGCAGTCTGGAAAAATCATTCCAACCACAGAAAAAGAAAAGCAAGCCGCCCAGGATGGACAACAGGATGAAGGCCAAGGTGGGGCTCCAGTTCCAGCAACACCCAAAGCCCCAGTTGCACCTACAGGCTTAGAGGAGTTGAAATGCCCACTACCAACTCAAGATGTAAAACTTAATCTTGAGAACAGACAGACAGCAGTTGATAAAGCAAATTACGGCCCAGCCAATCCTAATGAACCCAATGATAGCTACTGGAAAGCAAAGGCCAATGAGTTCCAGGGTGATGTTGGAACTGCAAAGAAAATGCTCTGTGGCAATTGCGCCGCATTTAACCAGACCAGCAGGTTACTGGGTTGCATTAAAAATGGAATTGGTGAAGATGCAAATGAAGTGGCACTGGGTGGGAACCTTGGATATTGTGAAATTTTTGATTTCAAATGTGCGGCCAAAAGAACCTGTGATGCCTGGATTGTTGGCGGTCCACTGACAGATAAAAAAAAACAAGCTGAACAAGCCCTATCAAGTCTAAGCCAACAAGAGCTTAAAATGCTCATTGCTGGAATGATGGGTGGCATTGAATTGGGCAAGTATGATGGGATTGATTTTACCCCTCCAGAAGGAGCCAGAGAATCAGCCAAGAGGGCTTTAGATGTAAGGGAAGGGAAGCCAGCCAGCCAAAAGGGAATGACTCCTGTGGGCATAGCTAGGGCAAGGGATTTGATCAATGGGGTTAAGTTCTCTCCAGACACCGTTCGCAGAATGAAGGCGTTCTTTGATCGCCATGAAGTAGATAAGAAGGGTGAAACCTGGGATGAACAGGGCAAGGGCTGGCAAGCCTGGAATGGGTGGGGTGGTGATGCTGGCTATTCCTGGGCAAAGAAAGTTGTTGGCCAGATGGAGTCAAGAGACAACAAACAACTTGCACGCCCTATTTCACAAACCCCAGCCCCTCCTAAAGAGAGAATCAAAGGCTCAAAGGAGAACCCCAAAGGTACAGCATCCACAAGAAGTAAGTCTGGTAGTATTGAGATTTCAGATGAGAATGAAGAGGCATTAAAAAATAAGATTGCCGAGTTCAAGGACAAGCACCCCACAAGGAAAGCCCCTAGCCTTGGAGCATTGAAGAAAGTATTTCGCAGAGGGGCAGGTGCATTCTCAACCAGCTTTAGGCCAACGATTACTGGTGGAAAGCCCAATTCACGCAATGCCTGGGCAATGGCTAGAGTTAATAAGTTTCTAAAGATGGCTGGAGGTGGGGAAGTTAAAAAAAGCTATAGACAGGCAGATGGAGATTTGCTGGAAGAGGGGCTTAATGGTGAATCAAGCAAAACAGAATTTAAGGCTGGCGATGGATTGAACCCTTGCGGAATGAGGGATGACGGAACTTTTGACGATGAGAATACCTGTTCTTCTGGCTATGGAAGGCCAAAGCTTGTTGGTGGATATACTCCAAAACGACCAGGTGGTAAAATTCCTCCAAAACCAACAAAGCCAACACCAGTTAAACCAACACCACCAGTAACAAAGCCCAAGCCCCCGCTACCACCACCCCCACCCCCACTGCCTGGTGGAACAAAGCCAACTGATAAAAAGCCAGGCATAGACTCTAAATTTCCAAATGCTACCAAGGCATACGACAGCAGGGAAAAGGCATCTCTTGAATCAGCCATTAAAGGCAATCAAAAAGAACTTGATTCTGTAAGAGAGGCAGTCATCAAGAAGTCAGAAGAGGTGCAAAAGGAAATAGACTCTGCAAAAAATAGCATTGTTGAATCAAAAAAACAATTAGAGGAACTCAGGGCAAAAGCAAGACCCCTAAGAGACGAGGCCGTGAAATATAGAGAAGCAGAAGATGTAAAGAATTATCTTGAAACACGAAAAACTTTAGATGCTGAATACGCAAAAATCAACAAACTAGAAGAAGGCATTGAAGAACAAGAAAAGAAAATAAAAACAGCAAATGAAAAAGCCAGGCAAATTGGATTTGCTGAACTTAAAAAAGATATGCTAGCAGTGAATAAGCAAGACGGGTTCTCATCAGAGCAACTAGCAAAGGCAACTCAAGAGCTAAAAGAAAAACAACAATCGGCAATTGCTACTGATCGCAAATCAATAAAAGATGCTTCAATCGACTATGTTAAAGAAAGAAGAGAAAAGTTGCAGGGAGAGTTAAGGGAGATATTCAACCCTCATATTCATTCTGAATCATTATCAAGGCCAGTTACCTATTGGAATGAAAAAAGAGCAGACTCAACAGCAACAATAGTAGAGTTTGTAGATGGAACAAGAAATTCAATTGAGATACCATCAACTAGTGGTGGTATAAGGATTAGAATAGATACAGAACCAAAAACCTATGCACACGAATATGGGCATCAAATTGAAGATGGAAACCCAGAGGCAAAAGACCTGTGCAAAGAATTTCTTGATAAAAGAACTGCTGGTGAAAAAATTCAAAAGTTTCAAAAGACAATGCCTGGGTATGGTTATAAAAAATATGAAAAGGGTTCGGCAGATAATTTTGCAAGGGCTCATGCAGAACTTTTCCCAGAATTTGATACAAACAATCGTGCATATTATACTGGCAAAAGATATGACGATGAGCCATTTGGTAAAACTTCAAAATATATTGGTGCAACAGAGGTTTATTCAATGGGCATGGAATTGCTTCATAAAAATCCAGCAAGGTTTGCTCAGATTGACCCAGAATGGTTTGACCTAGTTTCTGGAATTGCAACTGGAAGATTGCTGAAGAAAACAAGAGGGGTGAAATAATAACTCTTATGATCAAAATTTTTGCTATTTTTTATGATGATGAGAAAACATTGATAACCATAGATGATGAAGGTATTTCAATTGATTCTAAATATGATCAAATCATTAAGCTTATAAAATCAGTATATGATCGTGCTGTTAGAAATTATGGACCGTCAGATGGTTTCTTTGGTAAATACCTGGCAATGCAGTTAGATAAGTATGGGGCAGAAATAGTAGAGGTATCAGACACAGAAGAAGAAAAAGCAAAAGAAGACGCAGTCTATTAGGTCTTGGGCTTTGACATAATATGGGCTTTTATGCCCCTGCCCTTACCTAGTGGTGATGAGTCCGAACAGGACTTTGTTTCTCGATTCATGGGAGATGAAGAAGCTATAGCAAAATTCCCAGATGAGACCCAAAGGGCGGCTGTGGCTTATAGTACCTACAGGGATGAGGAAGAGATGGAGTGTGGGGATGAGGAAATGGAAGCAAATGATTTTGGTGGTGTAAGCATTCTTGAGATTGGTGAAGCCAAAGGGCATGACTTGTTTGTGGATAAACTCAGCCTGGAGAAGGCTAAGGATATTATGAACCAGGCTCCCAATGGAGTGAAGGTCAAGATGAACCACGGCTCTGGATTGGATGCGGTCGTTGGCTTTGCAAGAAATGCCAGGATTGATGGCAATAAACTGGTTGCAGACCTAAAGCTTTTGAGGAGTAGCCAGCATTATGGATTGATTAAAGAAATGGCAGATGAGGCTCCAGACCAGTTTGGAATCTCCCTGGCATTTGTGAATGAGAGTGAATCCATCAATGGCAAAGACTATATTAGACCCCAGAGCATTGCCTCTGCTGACCTGGTTTCTAGCCCTGCGGCAACCAATGGATTGTTTGAGGAAATGATTAAGCTTATGGAGAAGGTTAAAGAATTAAGGTGTTGGGATGGTTACAAGCCAGCAAAAGGTTCCAAGCCCTATGAAACAGGTTCTTGCGTAAAAGCAGAAAAGAAACTCGGCTATATGGCCGGAGGTAAGCCAATCCCCGTCGATCTGCCCAATGCAGTTGTTGAAGGTGATGGTTTGACAAAACAAGGAGAAACAATGGAAAACAATTATTCTAAAGATATCGAGGACATCAAGGTTCGCCTGGCGGCCATTGAAGATTCGATGAAACCAAAAAATGAAAAGATGGCTGAAGTGCCTGTGGATGAGCAAGCTGTTGTCGAAGATAAGGCAGTTGCAGAGGGCGCAAAAGCTGAAGGTGAATCTGTTGAAGAGGAAAAGCAAGAGGAGGCAATGAGTGAAGTGGTTAAGAAGGTTCTGACTCAGTTTGGAATCAAACCCATCCCTGCGTCGCCTGCTGTTGAGGTTGCTCTTGAAAAGAAAGAGGAGCCCAAGAACTTTGAAGCACTTGTTTCTGCTCATGCAGAATATAAGACTTCGAAGCTGAAGGCCATGAAGGCCGTCATGCTTTCAAACCCCAAAGAATATGCTGAGGCTCTTAGCCGTGGCATTAAGAACATCTAACAAAAGGATAAATAGAAAATGAGCACTCAAATTGATAATGGGTATCGGACTTTCTCAACATCGTCCGCTATCTCTGCTTATCGCATGGTTCAGCCTTCTACCGTCACTGCTGGTGGCGTTGATGTGGCTGTAACTGGTGCGGCTAAAGCAATTGGTTCAACCCTGGAAGATGTAGCGGCTGGTGGTTATGTGACCGTCAAGTTGTTTCATCCCACCTTCTTCGCAACCGTAAGTGGCACGGCCGCCGCTGGTGATGTGATGAAATTCGATTCCGCTGGCCAGGTTACGACCTTGGCGGCAAACACTATAACTGCTGGAATTGCATTGGAAGCCGCTACCGCGACTTCTGCTGTGATTGAAATTGCAGTTCCAATGTTCTAACCCATAACCAAGAAAGAATAATAATACAATGAGTTTTATTTCTGGTGGCACAACCATTCGGGCCGATATCAACCAGGCTTTGGTTGAGGCTCCTAACACCGAAACTGGCTTGATCGGAGCAGATGTTCTGCCTTTGCTTCCTGTCTCTGCCAAGAGCGGACAATATTTAAAAGTTCAGCTTGCACAAGCTGACCTGTTGAACAATGACTCTAAGCCTCGCGCGGCCGCTGGTGACTACGCCCGTGCTGTTCGTTCGTTTGGGACTGATACCTACGACACGATCGAGTATGGCCTCGAAGAGCTAATCGATGATAGTTTTCGCGCAGATGCTGACAGGTTTTTTGATCTCGAAGCATCGTCTGCCCGCTTCCTCCTCCGCCAAATTAAACTTGGCCATGAGAAGCGTGTAAGCGACCTATTGTTTGCAAGCACAACCCCATTCACAACTGCTGACCAGAGTGCAATCTCTGCCTATACCAATGCGAATCTTGGAAACATTGATGCGGCTGGTGATGTTGCTGGAGCCCGTACCGAGCTGAACAAGCTTGGTTATGAAGCTAACACAATCATCATGTCTGCCCCTGTGTTTGAGCGTATCCGTCGCACAACCAAACTCCAGAATCAGTTCTTTGGTGTTGTTTCTGACACCAAAGGTCGTCTCTTGAGTGAAGCCGAAATCGCCGCCGCCCTTGGGGTGGAGCGGGTTTTGGTTGGTCGGGCCGCAATCAACTCTGCTAACAAG